AGAGAACATTTGAGCGTGCAAGTTTTTCTTGAACCTTTCTTCGGAAAGCAGGGTCGGCCTGGTACTTCGGATCAGACATAGCCTCGACCACCTGGGCCGTCGACTCAAACTTCTCGCCCCCGCTTCGTGGCGCACGCCCACCCATCAGCTTGGGTTCGCGGCCATTGGCATTGGTGTAACGGCCATAGAGGCCGCTGACCGCAAGACGAGCCTGGTCCATGTCGCTGGTGTTGATCAGCTTGTTGAACGCAGAGATCTCTGACTCGCTCAGGCTGGTCTTGGCCCACTCAACCATTTCCTGGTAGGCCTTCTCGCCACCAAACTCGCTCTTGATCTGGTTGATTTGAGCAGCAGCAAGCTGGCTGTCCGCATTTGCCTGGTACTGCAGGCCCTGCAGGTAGGCGTCAACCATCTGCCTGGTGAACCCAGCAGCCTCAAGCTGGCCGTAGTCCTCGTCCGAGAGCGATCCGCTTTCGGCAAAGCGCTCGCTCATGTCGGCGTAGTTGACGCCGGATTCTTCAAGTCGGCTGCCGATGTATTCGCCGTAGATCTCAGAGGCGGACTGGGCAGGCGCCTCGTCCTGCTCCTCTGTCGTCGCCTCTTGGTCGGGCTCTTCGCCCGCGTCATCCTCTTGGCCGCGGCCGAGCTTGTCTTGCAGCTCGCGGTAACCGCGCTCAAGTTCTTCGACTGACTTGTACTTGCCGGCAAGGAGTTGCTTCTCTTCGCCCTGGATGACGACGTTGTCGTCAGGGCTCAGTGCTGCTTGGTCTTCAGGAGAGAAGGCTGGTGTCGCGTCTTGCTTGATTGTGATTGCTTCAGGCATAGAACCTCACTTGATTTGAATGGTGCCGTTCTTGTCGACAGTGACGCTTGGCGCAGGGCCAGGCGCAGGCTTCTTGGTTTTGTCCTCAGGGATTTGGATGACGTCAGACGGCGGGTGGGGCGGCACCTTCGACGGCTCCTGCCCCAGGCTCGCCAGTGGGGCCGGTGGGGCCGATTGTTCCGTATCCGATGTCGGGGAGGGAATTGGGCTGAGGACCGGGGGCTCCGGTTTCTTCTGAGAATTGCGGGCCATAAGGGGCTCCAGGTTGTGTGTAGTTAGCAGCAGCTTGTGCCAAGGCTGGCGACTTCATACCAGCCATGAGCATTTCTTGCTGCTGTTGCTGCTGCATCATTGCCTTGGCTTGTGCGTCTTCTTGCGCCAGTTCCTCCTGAGTCTTGACCAGGTTGGTGGTGTCGATGGAACCGCTGGCAGCAAGGCGACGCAGAGCCTCGTCGACATTGATGTAGCGAGCCATGGCCTCAGGCCCCAGTGCCTGCTGTGCGGTCATGATGAACTCCATCAACTTGTTCCTGTCATCGCCGCGGCCGATCGCCTCAAGGCCGGTGACCGGCTTGGGGTTGACCAGTGGTCGGTTGCCTTCAGTGCTGTTCGGGAAGGGTGGCAGCTTGCGTTGCTTGCGCAAAATGTGCATCAAGCGACGGGCTAGTGGTAACTGCAACTCTTGGGTGAGTATTGAATAAAGCCCAGAAATCCCGGCGTCGAGCTCTTGGCTCATGTAGCGGATTTCTTCGGCTGTCACGCGCTCACCAGGGCGCTGAATGGATGTATTCAGCAGGAACGCAAAGGCAAGGCGACCTTCAATTCGTTCGATGGTGTTGCTTGCAATGCCCAGATCTTGCGCCTTCTGGCTTTGGATGACGGTCACGTCAGCAGCATTTCCCTGCACGATTGCGCCATTGGCTGCATTGGCCAGGGTGCGAGGGCGGGTTACGCCATTGGGGTTGACCAGGAACAGGATCTTGGCCGCGGCTGCACTGCCCTCCAGCACTGACTGATACAGGGATTCAAGTGCAGTCAGGTCGCCGTAATACTGCTCGACATAGGAGCGGCCATACTCCTCGCTGTCGACGCGATCAAAGCGCAGGGGGATGAACGGCGACACGTCCTCGTCGCACATGCCATGGGTGCCAGGGATCTCCTTGCCCTTGGCCTCTTGATACCAATGGCACTTGCCGTTCTCGTACTCGACACGGGTGTAGAGCTTTACGGTTTTCTGCGTAGGCCCAGCCTTGTACTCGTTCTCTTCTTCGTCGTCGTCTGGCAGAAAGCCGGCAGGGAGAGCTTCGGGGTAGACCTCTTCTTCCACCACGATCTCAGTGACGTGCCCCATGGGATCACGACACAGGACAAAACGATCCAGATGAATAACGCGGATGCCATCTTCGGAGACGTAGAGAAGGGCGTTGCCTCCAACCAGCAGATGCTTAAAGGCTTCGTGCATGGATGGCCTGCCATTGGCCGTCTCAAGCACCTGCATGACAGCGTGCTCAACCTTGACCAGGGCAGCGTCTAGTTCTGTCTTGATGCCAGGCCCTGCCTCCATGACTCGCAGCGCCAGGCTGTCCACCTCAAGCTTGAAGAAGCTGGAGTTAGGAGGGAACAGGCTGATCAGCAGCTTGGATGCCAGGTAGTTGACGCCCCTTGCACCGAGCGATTGATACGGGGTCTTGAGTCGCCCGTGATCTCCAAAGTTGGCATCGGGAATCAAGCCAGGGATTGTGACCTTGCTGCAATCCCTGGCTCTTTGCAGGAACGGATCGCGTGCGGCCACCAGCTGCTGATAGCGGGCAGCAGCCGTCGTCTCGCCTTCCTCGCCATAAGGCTTGGGCTGGCGGTCGACGTTAGTGGTTAGCCGCAGGTCCATTTATCAACCGATGTTGAGGGTGTTCACTGGCGCTGCGCCTGGGATGTCAGAACGCAGGCGCTTGCGGCCCATGCCTGCACCACGCTGGGTCGGTGCAATAGCGCCGGTCGCAATCTCAAGGGCAGGCGCTGGCGCCATGGCAGTTGGGTTAGGCGCCGGAGCAGGAGGTGCATTGGCGATGTCCCTCTGCTCCTTTTCTCTTGCTTGCGCCCTGGCCAGGTCTGCCTCGTAGCGCTTGTTGCTCTCCTCGATCTGCTGTCTTTGCAGAGCGAGTTGAGCGCTGTTATCCGGGGGTGAAGGTGCTCCGCCGCCGCACATGAGTCAAGCCTCGTTTTGCTCAAGATAAATGGAGCGCAGCATGCGGACCACGTTGCGCTGACCTACATAAATCCATATCTGACGCTCAGTCCAGTTTTCAGCTGGGCAAAGCTCGGGGTAGGTCTCCTCCAATCTCTTCAACAGGCTCTCGTCAACTGGTGGCCAAAGGTCTTCATCCATTAGAGGCAAGGCTTGGGTCTGCTGTCGGGTCCCATAGCCGGACACGTCCAGCTCTGTAGTCATAGTCCCCGTCCCTAAGTATGCGGGCTAAGCGCGCATTAAAGATTGCATCGTTGATTGTGAGGCCTGCCTTCTGATAGGCGGCAACCACCTTCGGCCACATGTCCTTAAGGACTGCGGCCGATCCAAGGATCTTCTCTGCCCCAACGGGGCCCACACCTTTGAGACCTTGGTAGTTGTCCGACGTGTCGCCAGTCAGCGTCTGCAGCATCCATGCCCTGTCGGCCTGGTGAAGAGTGATCGCCTCAATCTCCTCCTTGGCGAGGAGCCGGCCGGGGATGGTCCGCATGTCCTTGTCGGGCGACACCATCAAGGGGTTGGTCACGCTGCCATCAGTGGCGAGCAGGCCCATGACGTCGTCAGCCTCCAGGCCAGGTATGACCCGACTCGGGAAGGTGTCGATCATCCACTCCCTGATGTCCCTGTATCCAAGGGGCTTGCGCTTGCCCAGGCGGTTTGCCTTGTAGTCCTGATGCAGCTCGTGCCTGAAGGTGGGGTTATCGGTAAAGCACATGATCAGATCAGGGTCACCCGTCGCCTGCTCTTGTCGCTCAAGGATTCCGAAGAGCATGTCCTTCACATCGCCCTGGTCCAGGTGCAGGGTGTGAATGTCTTCTGTCCATCTGATGTCCACCTCGCACGCGCAGGTGGTCATGTAAAGCAGGGAGTCGCCATCAAGGAGTCGGGTCATCAGATCACAGTGCGTGTCATGTAGTTGGGGTCAGCCTCATTGAGGTGACATTCAGGGCCGAAGCCTGTTGCCAGCAGTTCCTCGGTGTTGTCTTCCTGCTTGGGCTTGCGCTGCTCGTCACGCATCGCCAGCTCAGTCAGCCAT